CCCGGTACTTGTAGCGGAGGTTCCCGTTTTCAATCCGCTCGATCTTCATGCGGCTCGGATGGAGCGGGACAATCTGCCCCGCCTTGAGTTCGCTAAAAGCGTTGCCCCATAGTCCAACGTGCATCACAGCCTGCTCGCGCCACTCAAAACTCGTCTGCCAGCCGTTTGGTTGCGAGTGGAGTTGCTTGTAGAGCGGGAGTTCTTTGGCGATCCGCTTGCCGCCTCCCGCTGATCGCTCAAGCACATGAAGCGGCAGGCCAGCAACGGTTTCCGCGATCACTCGCAGACAAGAAAACACCGCCGCGACTTGGTGAGCGTTGCTTGAGTTAATCCGCACGCCAGCCGACGAGTGGCTCGGCGAATCATCGTCAAACATTCGCTCCTCGTTCGGGAGCCACAGGATTCGGTGCTGCTGGTTCGGGGCGATCATATGAAGAAGATTTCGGGCGTTTCGTTCGGCTTCTGCTCGCTGCCAATCCAGCTTCCAATGCCTTGGCACAAAGCCACGATGCCGTCGATTCGCTCCGTTGACTTTGCTTTGCTCGGGTAAATGTTTCCGAACCTGTCCTCGTGGACAGCCACATTCCCAGCGCACCACGACAGCACGGGATGGCCGTTGTGCCTGATCTTTGAGTTAGCGAGAAGGTTCTCCAGCGTGCGGGCAGGCGCGCTCATGGCGCGGCCGCCCTGTGGATAGCCTCTCACCTCAACCCCGTCCCCTTGCAGCATATTGGCAAGCATCTGGCCGTTGAACTTCAAGTCGACCGCCAGTTGCCGCACGCGGTACTGCTCGCAGATTTGCGAAATGTCGCGGTGTAGCACCGTGTAGTCGGTCACATTTCCATCCGTCACCTTGATGAATCCGTCCCGTATCCAGCCGAGGTAGTCCACTTTGTCGCGGGTCGTTCGCTCGGCGGCGTTCGCCTCTGGAATCCAAAAGAACGGCAGCACGTCAATGCTCCCGTCTTCCGAATCCGGGCAGACAAGCACTAGAGCCGACAGGTCGTAGGTGGTTGCTAGGTCAAGCCCCGCGTACACAGGCCGGTCGGCAAAGTCGCGGAGCGGCACGGCTCCCTGCTGCCACGTCTCTGGTGACAGCCAGCGAACATCGGAAGAGGTCCAAGTGTTGAGCCTGTATCTGAGGAAAGAGTTGAGCTTGGTCGGCGACTGCTCGGCCTCCTTCACATCAAGGGCAAAGTCTCCCGGCTTGATCGTCACGCCCCACGACGGATTCGCCTGGGGCCACACGTCCGGGCTTTTCCAGTCGGCCTCCTCCTCCATCTCGTAGATGCAAGAGAAGAACGTGGGGTCGTGCTTCCAGTTCGCCGCCACCGCCTTCGCGTACTGGTACTGCTCGTAGCAGATTCCTTTTCGGTCGTAGCCCGCCGTCGTGATCGAGACGAGGAGCGGCTGCTCGCGGGCTGCACCGCCGTACCTGAGCGCGTCCCACAGCCTGCGGTCCTTTTGGGCGTGGAGTTCGTCAAAGAGCAGCCCGTGAATGTTCAAGCCTTCCGCACGGAACGCGTCGGCTGAAAGGACGCGGTAGAACGACGCCTCTTTGCGGTAGGCAATCGTGCGGCGGGAGTCGATGACTTCCAGCACGCGGGAAAGTTGCGGCGAAGCCCGCACCATGCTCGCGGCTTCACGATAGACCACCGAAGCCTGCTCGCGATCCGCAGCCGCCCCGTACACCTCGGCCCCGTTCTCGCCGTCCATGACCAGCAGATACAGCCCGATGCCAGCCAGCAGCGTGGACTTCCCCTGTTTCTTGGCTGTGGAGATGTAGGCCACGCGGAAGCGGCGGGTGTGGTCGTCCAGCCGCTTCCAGCCAAACAACTCGCCGACCATCACCGTCTGCCATTCAAGCAGCGTGAACGGCTTGCCCGCGTGCTTCCCCTTGCTGTGCCGCAGCCAGCCTTCAAAGAAGTTGACGGCGTGCTGTGCAGCCTCGGGGTCGAAGTAGTAGTCAAGCCCCTGACGAGCGGCGTCGCTTCGCAGCGTAGGCGGCAACCGGGTCTGTATCTTCGTTGCCATTGGTCGTTGACACCTGTGACCTGCTGCTCGGCGTCATGCCGAACTCCTGCTCGATCCTCAGCATCGCAGCGTGGTGGCGGTGCATCTGCGTAGCCCAGGGGGCCACCTGCGTGTATTTGATTCGGAGTTTCCCGTCAGTGCGATTCGGGTCTGGCTCCCAGTGCGTGTATTCTTCGCCCGCGATCTTCACCTTCTCATAGCACGCAAGGTAGAGAACCGTTTCGATGCAGTACCGCGTCAGCGTCGGCACGTCGGCCTCGGTCAGCACTCGCATCCGCGACAGCGTTTGCACCGAGTCCTTCCACACCTCGACCGCTTTGCCGTCGAGCGTCTTGGGCGGCGGAAAGTCGTGTGGTGTAAGCGGTGGCGTCGGTTCGGCTGTGTTCAGCGGCTCCTTGCTTGGATTTCCCCTGATGTACTTGAGGATCGACGGTTCGGGTGCGGGGCCACGTTTTCCCATCGTTCAGTCCTTCGGTTGAATCCACTGGTCAGTCACAGCCCGAGCAACGGCCTCGGTCATGCGAGGCGGAACGCTCATGCCGATCATGTACTTTCCGATCCTATCATCCTTCGCCGCGTAATCGTCAGGAAATGATCCAAGCCGTTTCTGTTCTCGGAACGTCAGGCGTCGGCACTCGCTCCAATGCCTCGCCGTGTCGGACGCCGTCAATGTGCATGACGGCATCGCTCCGCTGAGCCGCATGATCGTGAATCCAGAAAGCCTTCCTTCGGACCGCTTCACAAAGTCAGCATAAGACTTCCCTGGCTTCGTGCGGTGCCAGCACTTGAGGTCAAACGCCGCCGGTGCAGTATGGTCTCGCTCCTCGTCCGACAAGCAGCCCAAGTCTGAGCACGCCTCGCCCGCCGACACCCACCGGTGCCTCGGCTCGAGCTTCAATGGTCTGTCGCTCACATCGTTCCTGACCGCACAGAAAAACACGCGCTCGCGCCGCTGCGGAACTCCGCAATCGGCAGCGTTCACAAGAAACAACTGCGGCCGATAGCCAAGTTCGCAGAAGCGTTCCATCACAAGTTTTGTGTAGCCCTTCGCGTTTCCAAGGATCATTCCCTTGACGTTCTCGGCCACCGCCGCTTTTGGCTTCAGCCTTCCCACAAGTTCCAGGTAGTCGAAGAACAGGTCGGAAAGCACCTGCTCGGCCTGGCCCTCTCGGAAGTGCTTCTTCTTTCCCCAAGCCTCCTCGCGGCTGCCGGCCATGCTGAACGTTGAGCACGGAGGCGACCCGTCAAGGATGTCCAGGGAAAACAACTCGCTCGGCAAGTCGGCCTGCAGCAAGTCCCTGATCGGACACAAGAAATAGTGCTTAGGGTTGATGTTCTTTCTGTAGTGCCAAGCCATTTCGGGGTCGATGTCGTTCGCCGCGATCACATCGCAGCCAGCAAGCTTGTACCCAAGCGACGAGCCGCCGCCGCAAGCAAACGTAGACATGACGCTAATCCCGCGTCGCTCAACGTGAGCAAGGTCTGCAATCGTCCATGCACACTCGGGCTTCGTGCTAGTTAAACTCAAACCCGCATTCCTTGCACTGGTGCGCAAAAACAAAGTCCGTCAGTTCAACTTCGCCGGAACTTGTCTCGGGAGCCTCTCTGTTGGTCAGCAACCCAGCGGCGTCAGCCATCTTGTCTTTCAGCGCAGAAATCGCCGCGCCTTGTGTCTCGTCGCGTGAGAGCAAGAAATCAAGCTTCTCCCTGTCAAGGTCGGCCATCGCGGAGAGCGGGTCAATCGTCAGCAGCAGCTTCTCGGCTTCTGATGCCGAAACGTCCAGCACGAGCACAGGCACAATCGCATCGTCGGCAATCTCTGCCCGCAGATGCCCGTCAACGAGGACGAGCCCGCCGCCTTCATCCTGCCTCGCAATCAGTGCGTCGACAAAGCCAACCTCCTCGAGCATCTCCGTGACCGCAGCTCTCTGATTCTCTGGATGCGTTCGCCAGTTGAGCGGGTTCGCTTTCAACTCGGCCGCCTTGACGTTCCTCAGTTCGATGATTCTGTTGGCAATCTTCATTCGTCGCCCTCCACAAGAGCACCGCACTTAGGGCATCTGCACTCTGTCGCCTTCGGCTTCTCCTCGTCGCGCTCGCTGCTCTCAACAGGGATGATCCCGGCGTTGGCCGCCATGTCCTCAAGCATCGCCGCGAGGCTCTGCTCACCAGTAGCGACTCCTCGCAGCAACTCGTTGAGTGCCGCCGCGTTCGTTCCAGCCATGCTCGCCAACGGGTCAAGCAGTAGCAGAATCTTGTCGGCCTCCTTCTCGGTCACGTCGAGCACCAGCACAGGAACCTCGCCTGTGCCCAAGGTCTCGGCCCTGAGATGGCCGTCGATCAGCATGAGAGACCCGTCTGGAAGTTCTCGGGCAAGGCAGGCGTCAGCCAGCCCTACCTCGGCCAGCACAGCCCGCAGTGCGTCCTGTTGGGCTGCCGGATGGGTTCGCCAGTTTTTCGGGTTGGGCCTGAGGTCGCTCGCAGGCACGCTACGGAGCGATTTGACGCGGTTTCGGAAGTTCATCTAGCCAAACAATAGGGAAAGGGGAAAAAGCCACAGAACGCAGATTTGGAGGCCGGAGAGAGGGGGGGCCGGAAACTCCCGCCCACGCCTCTACAGGGAACAGTAATGGTTTTGCTGGTTGGGGCCCCCCGCTTGTGGGGGGGTATGGGGTCTTTCGGGTTTTTCTTTCGGTTAGTTAAACGCAAGCAGCCTTTGCCCAGACCATGCCGCGCCTTTTCGCACGTTGCACTTCAAGCAAGCACACCGAACGTTGTCCCACTCATGCCCCATGATGCCTGCACTCAAAGGATACGGGTGGTGGTCGACGGTCGGAGACATAGGGTGAGCACAGCCGTCTCGAACAACGTACTTCATCAGGGTTTTCTTTTTGCAGATGTGGCAACGATAGCGGTCTCGCTCAAACACTTTCAGTCTGGTGACCTTAGGATCATAGGACACGCCAAACCTCCTGCATCGCTTTCGGAAGTCTCCGCAGTTCTTTTTGTGCCTCTTCAACACACACTTATTGCATACCGGATTTGTTGTTCTCGCTTCAACACTTCCGCCTATAAAGTGAATCTTCATAGGGCGAGCACAGCAAGTGCATATAGCGTCTGTGAAGTCTTTTCTTGCACATCCCCAAGAGCAATGCGGCAACTTCCAGCAATCGGGTTTGACAACCTGATCGCCGCATAGTTTGCAGGTTATGCACTTCGGCGTGTTCCTGACAAAGAACTCAAACGTGCTGACGGCAATGGCAGTAGGGTGTCTGGCCTCTTTTCGTGCCGCACGATTCCACATCGCCCTAACGCTTCTCAAGAATGATTGCCTGTCATTCTTGCCCACGCGAGTCGCGTACATCTCCGGTGATTGGGTAACGTTGCTCGGCCGATTCCTTGCCGCCTCGTCAATCGAAGACCGGTCCCACGGTTGGATGCCAGCGTTGCGGGCGTCTATGAAGCACTGCCGAGAGCAATACTTCTTTTGATTCGGGGGCTGGCACTCCCCGCCGCACATCGCACACAGGGGTTGGTTCTTTTTTACCCTTGGCTTGCTAGGGTTCACCTTCCTTCTCGCCTTGCCCGCTTGCACAATCGCCTTGCGATGAACATCTTGGCAATCCTTAGAGCAGCACTTCGTTTTCTTTATCTGATATAAGCCAACTGCAACGAACTGCTCGCCGCAAGTCACGCACGTCTTGTGCTCTGTCGGGTCGGTGTAGCGTCCGGCCTTTCGCTCGACGCAACGAGCCATCTTGCAGCACTCGGGGCATGATGCCCGATCCGCACCGTGAATCGTCGTCCAGTTAGACCCGCACTTCTTGCACGCCATCGCGTCGAAATCCCTTTATATATATGGGCCTGCTCATTCTCCCCCCTGTGTCAAAAAATCCACGTTCATCCGTTGGCAAGGGTCTTGCGACTGTGGCATGAGTGGCAGAGGCACTGGCCGTTCGACTCCTCGTAGCGGAGGTCTGGCCGCTGCACGACCGGGATGATGTGGTCGGCGTGAGCCTCACGCTTCGATCCGCATACCCTGCCGCATGATCGACAGGTGTAGTCATCGCGTAGCAGCACCGCCGCCCGCCACGCCTTGTGCTTCCCATCGCAGTAGCCACGAGCCGCAGCGTTCGGCCGCTGCTCCCGCCGCCGCACCTTGGCAGTGCTGCGAGGCAGGCGGAACATCTCTATTCGTTGCGGCATCTCAACTCTTGAGCGTGACGGTCGCAGTGACGCCCGTGCTCGCCGCGTTGCCAGCAACGATCTCAAGGAACGGCACGCCGAACACCGCGTCAGGCAGAGCGTACACCGCACCGACCGCCGTGGAGGGAACGAGCGTGATGTCAGCGACCGAGCCGTCCGCGTTGTAGAGACGCTTGAACGTGCCGCCTTCTACGCTGCTGCCCCACATCTGGAGAGTGGTAGCCGAGGTGCTCATGGTCCCAACATCCACAACACCACCCGCAAAGTCCTCAAGGAACAGCGTGGCAGCGGAAGCGGTCGAGGTGGTCAGCGTGATCGGAACCTGCCGCGAGCGGCGGCGAATCTTGATTTCGGACATCGCATCTTCTCCTGTGGTGGCACGGGTCAAGCCCGCAACGTGGCCTCACACCCCAGCCTATGAGCAGAGCGGCCTAGACTTGCAGTGGCGGCTCAGGGGACTCCTCCGGCACCAGTTGCGGCACTGCTTCGGTGGCAAACTCAAGGTTAGCCAGCGGCACCACCTCCACGCTGGCGAAGTTGCTGGCGTCCAGCCGTGCGAATCCCGCAGCGTAGATTCCGCCTTCCGCGATGCACTGCGGCAGGATGTCGGCCACATGACACCACCGGCCATCGGCTAGGGCGGCAGGGTACACGGTGCAGCGAGGGTCGCCGTACCATGCGTGGAAGTTCAGCATCTTCTGAGCCAGCGGCGTGTCGAACACAATCGCCAGCGTCTGAAGCGTGGCCGTGTCTGGCAGCGGCGTGGAAAGGAACTCTGCGAGGGTCATGCTCGCCCCATTGCGGATTGGAATGCTTGCATGGCGGTGTTGTAGGCAGTCACCTGAGCGGCTGTCATGCCAGCACCGATACTGTATGCGGCCATTCGACCGTTGTAGTATTCGGTCGGCCCGTTACGCGCGAAGACGAAGAACGGTGACGCACCCGTCGTTTCGGCTACAGCATTTGTGTTTGGCGCGCCTGCTGAGGCTCCATTTGCGTACAGAGAAAGGTTGGTGGTGCTTGTGCGCGAGCCAACCAGCAGTCCTCCGCTTGTGTTCGTTCGGTTAGTCTGGAGAACGCCCTCAGACTTGCCGAGATCGGCCTGAAGCGTGTAGTTCGGAGGAGTCGAACTATCAGTCCGCAAGAACAGGCG